AAAAAGGTAGAGTTTATTTTAATTCTTGGGCTATTTTAGAGGAATCTATTAAATATGTCCACCAACTACAAAATCTGTACTTTGCATTAACAGGAAAAGAAATAACCTTTAAATCAGAATAGAATGACACCAAAAGAGAAAGCAAAAGAATTGATTGACAAATACGAATTTGTATATATTCAAAACTACACTTCTATGTTTGAAGTTATACAATGTGCATTAATAGCAGTTGATGAGATAATTGATCTTGTTAAACATATAGATGTTGATTCTGAAGATTATTGGGAAGAAGTAAAACAAGAAATAATTAACAATTAAATCAGAATAGAATGAAAGCAAGTAAGATAATAGCGAACAGTGACGAGATAATTAGGAAAATGATTCGTGATTATCTAACGAAACACGGACTATCTTTAAATGCTTTTTGTTTAGATGCTAAGTTACACCAAAGTAATATCCATACTTTTTTAAATGGTAAATCATTAACAAGTAAAACTATTCAGAGAGTAGCAAAGTATCTTAACGAAAAAGGAATGTAAAATATTTTTCTAAAATTGTTTGTAATTAAAATAATTATATTAATTTTGAAGAAATAATTAAACAAAGCGTATATGAAAACTATTGATTTTAACAGGAATTGGAAGCTAATTAACTTAGACACAAACAAAGATAAAGGTTATTTTGACCTTGATTGCGGTAAGTTTGGAGTAATGTTTTTTGAATTTGACATTGACTTTAATGTAGATTCAGATTTTGAATTTGAAAGCGTTGACGTTAAGTTAAGCAGTTACGATTGGGACTGTGATGGCTTGAAAAGTGGAATGTTAAACAACAGAAACACGAAATTAATTTGTGAAAAGTTAGAAGAAATAATCTCAAATAATCCTGAATTATGGGGATTTGATGCTGAACAGTTAAGATACGAAGCACAATTAGATTTTGAAACAGAAAGAGAAATTGCGTATTTTAATGAAAGGTGTTAACTTTGGTGAATGACAAGGATTTTAGAGATTTTAGTATTACCGTTATTTGCAACCCTGTTCTTTGTGGATAGGGTTGTTTTGCTTTTTATGTGGAATAAAAGCGGACATAGATTTGGTAAGTGGTTGTATAATGAAACGCTGATGTTGAATAGTGTTATTCGTGTTTTTATATTTATGACTGTATTTAGTTTTGTGTTTTTATTTGCGATAAGTGAATGAAAAATTTTTATACCATTTATATGAGCACCACAATGAGTGGGTTAAGATTGTACGCAACTTTGGAGAGCAGTTTTACGCAGAAGACATAGTCCAGGAAATGTATCTGAAGTTAGCAAAACACGAAAACAACGAAAGATTTTACCGTAATGGAACTATCTATAAAGGTTTTGTTTGGATTGTACTTAGGAATATGTTTTACGATTACGAAAAAGCAAAGAATAAGCTGGAGAAAGTAAGTTTAACAGAGGCAATTCAAATAAAAGACGATGGGGAGCCATACGAAAAGACGAATGCACAAACAATCATAGACATTAAAATATCTGAAACAATAAACAACTGGCATTGGTACGATCAAATGTTATTTAAACTTTACAGAGATACAGGATATAGCACAAGACAAATAGAGAAAGAAACAGGAATTAGTTTTAAGAGTGTTTGGGCAACTTTAAAAGAATGTAAAGAGTCTTTGAAGAAAGAAGTTGGAGAAGAATACCAAGATTATTTAAACGAGGATTTTGAATTAATAAAATAAATTATGCAGTTTCAAAATATATTAGAGATTTTAGAAAACGAACTTCAATTAAGAAAAATCCGTTCAAAAGAATTTTGGCATGAGCACTGTAAATTAGAAAAAGAAGTAAAAAGATTAAAAGCTGAAAATGAAGCTTTAAGAAAGGACTTACAAGAATTAAGTCAAGAATATTTTAAAAAATAAATTATGGCAAATTTAAAATGGTATGAAACAAATATTCTTCGATTAATAGATATTGATGAAATTACTATGGAGCAAGTTTCAATAGAAGCAGAAGTTTCACTTGATTATATAAAAGAAATATATTATAACGCTAAAAGAAAAACAAAAAATGGCAAAAAGAAAAAGACGAACTAAAGCTGAAATATTAGCAGCTGAAAGTAAAGGATTAGGAGATACAGTAGAAAAGGTTTTAGAAGTAACAGGAATAGCAAAGGTTGCAAAATGGTTACTTGGTGAAGATTGCGGATGCGATGCACGTAAAGCAAAGTTAAACGAGTTATTTCCTTACAGACAGCCTAAATGCTTAGAGCAACCTGAGTACGACTGGTTAAAAGAATGGTTTGACAAAAACACGAATGTAGTAAAGCCAAGTGAACAAAAAACAATAATGAATATTCACAGCAGAGTATTTGGAGTAAGAAACGAACCAACAAGTTGTGCTCCTTGCCTTCTACACAGAATAGAACAATTAAAAACTGTATTTAACACTTACGAAGATGCCAATACCGAAGCCAAATAAAAGCGAATCTAAAAAGGATTTTGTACAGCGATGTATGGAGGATAACGTAATGGTAAGTGAATACAAAAACACGGATCAAAGATTAGCCGTATGTTCAACAACCTATGAAGAAAACTTAAATAGTGTCAAGACTAAGTCAGGCAATAGCGTTTCTAAACGCTAAAACAAGCGATTTAACGAATGATTGGGTAAAAACCAACCTAACTGATATTACAGTTACTCAAAGTTTACGAGAATTAAGAAAAACACGGATGAAAGAAATTAAAAAAGATTTGCATAATTCAAAAAAATTTTCTATTTTTGTAAAAACTAAGTAGCAGTTAGTTGAAAGACTTTGGATGATGATGAAAAGATAAAAGTCCTTACCTTCTGCTACGAGGTAGGGGCTTTTTTTTTGACATAATAGTAGTTGTATATGTTGAACTGCTTTACTAAAAACAACACTTGACATAGACGCTTGTTAAAAAATCCCGAAATGTCTGACGCTTGACAACGGGTGCTGCATACCGAAAGGTAAAAAACAAGTGAGCCAAACAGCCATGTGTGAAAACACGAATAAATAAGAAGTGGTCGCAGAGGGAAGTGCTATGATTCAGGACTAACCTATTAATTTAGGTTTAAATGCTTCAGTTGTATATGCAGCATAAAAGCGAAGCTATAAAAAAAAAGTAGTAAATTAGCAATAAAAACACGAATTAAATTATGGCAAAAGTAGGAAGACCAAGAAACTTAAATAGTCCTGAACAACTATACGAACTATTTGAAAGATATAAAAACGACGTAAAGGCGAACCCAAGAATAAAACACGTATTTGGTGGTAAAGACTTTGAAGAAAGAGCAGAGCCCCTTGAAAGACCTTTGACAATGGAAGGATTCGAAGTATTTTGTTGGGATGAAGTAGGATGTGTTGAAGATTATTTTAAGAATACGAATAAAGCTTACGATGAATTTTCACCTATCTGTTCACGCATACGCAAAGAAATTCGTGAAGACCAAATCACAGGTGGTATGGTAGGACAGTATAACCCAAGTATTACACAGCGTTTAAACAACTTAAAAGAACAAGTAGAACAAATAAATATAGAACAACCATTATTCCCAGATGCTAACACGAACAACAGCGATAAATAAAATCCTATCTTTAAAAAGACGGATTAAAATAATTCAAGGAGGAACTTCAGCTGGTAAAACATTTGGAATAATACCCGTGTTAATAGACAAAGCCGCACGACAAAACGGATTAGAAATAAGTATTGTAGCCGAAAGTATTCCACACTTACGTAGAGGTGCGCTAAAGGACTTTCTAAAGATAATGAAGTGGACTAATCGCTATTACGACGAACGCTTTAATAAGACGCTTTTACGATATGAATTTGCAAATGGCAGCGTAATAGAATTTTTTAGCGCAGATGATTCGAGTAAACTAAGAGGAGCACGTCGGGATATACTATATATCAATGAGTGTAACAACGTAACCTTTGAATCTTATAACGAACTTGCAATACGGACTAAAAAAGAAGTATTTTTAGATTTTAACCCAGCTAATGAGTTTTGGGTACACACCGAACTAAAAGACGAACAAGACAGCGACTTCTTAATTCTAACGTACAAGGATAATGAAGCGTTAGATGATAGTATTGTTCAGCAGATAGAAAAGAATCGCTTAAAAGCGGAAACAAGTACATACTGGAGTAATTGGTGGAGGGTATATGGGCTTGGTGAAATAGGAATGTTAGAAGGCGTTATATTTTCTAATTGGAAACAAATTGATAGCCTACCAAAAGACGCACGATTACTTGGAATAGGATTAGACTTTGGTTACACGAATGACCCAACAGCAGTTATAGAGGTTTATAATTGGAACGGTAAAAGAATAATCAACGAACTTGCTTATCAAACAGGAATGCTTAATTCAGATATTGCAAAGATACTACCAAAACACGTAGTAGTTTACGCTGATAGTTCAGAGCCTAAGTCAATAGACGATATAAAGAGATACGGAATAACAATTAAAGGAGTAACAAAGGGAAAGGACTCCATAAACTTTGGTATAGACACAATGCAACAGCAAGAGTATTTGGTTACTTCTAACAGCGTTAATTTAATCAAAGAACTTCGGGCCTATACTTGGGATTCAGACAAAACAGGAAAGCGTTTAAATAAACCTATTGACAATTTTAACCATGCTATTGATGCTTTGAGGTATCACGAGATGGAAACATTAGGAATAAACGCAACTTACGGACAGTATTTTATTAAATAATTTACACCAATGATAGACGACCTCCCGATGATGGTACACACTGTTGAGCAATTCATTCAAGATAAGACTGGAAAAAAGGTGAAAATAATATTTAATGACCCTATGAAAATACGAATGCACACAAAAATGCTAACACAAGCATACGATATTGCATTTGCTTACTACAATTCTAAAAATAAAAGTTAAACAAATATGAAAGCAGAACTAAAAGTTCCTACTAAACTAAGTGAGATTCCATTAACAGCTTACCAGGAGTTTATAAAGCTCATTGATAAGTCAAACGACAATGAGTTAATTGCACAAAGAACTATTCAAATATTTTGTGGCTTAGAAATAAAAGACGTATTACAAATACGTTGGGATTCTATTTTAGAACTTACGAATCACTTTGCAGAATTATTTAAACAAAAACCTGCTTTTCAAAATAGGTTTAAATTAGGTGAACACGAATTTGGATTTATTCCAAACTTAGAAGAAATGAGTTTTGGAGAATACATTGATTTGGAGTCTAATATTGGAAGCGTAGAAAACTTCCACAAGGCTATGGCTGTAATGTACAGACCAATCACTCAAAAACGAAAAGATACTTACCAAATATTACCATATACAGGTACTGACGAATTTGCTGAAGCTATGAGATACGCACCGCTTGATGTGGTTATGGGAGCTACGCTTTTTTTTTGGAGTTTAGGAAACGACTTAGTACAAGCTTCTCTTTCATATTTAGAGGAGGAGATGGAGAAGAATCAGAAGTTGAACACGACTATTCAGAAAGGACTCAGTTCTCTAAACAATGGGGGTGGTACAATTCAATCTATGCAATCGCTAAAGGCGACCTTACAAAGTTTGATGAGGTTACCCGAATGGGAGTTAGGAAGTGTCTCACGTGGCTCACATACGAACGACAAAAAAACGAAATTGAACACAGAGAATTTAACCGTAAATTAAATAAACATGGCTAACTATTTTACATTACTAAATACTTTAAGAACTCACTTTGAAAATGATGCGTTGATAAACACGGTTACGGAGGGAGACATATTCAAAGTTGATTTAGCTAAACAAACAATATTTCCTTTGACTCATATTATAGTAAACTCAAGTTCTATTGAAAATAATATCATTCGTTTTAACGTAAGTATTTTATGTATGGATATTGTGGACATTTCTAAAAACACAGTTACCGATCAATTTATAGGAAACGACAATGAACAAGACGTGCTGAATACAATGTTTGCTGTTCAAAACAGACTGTACGATGTTTTAAGACGTGGCGATTTGTACTCTGATAATTTTGTAACAGAGGGTAATGCAACGTTGGAGCCATTTGCTGAAAGGTTTGAAAACTACTTAGCTGGTTGGACTATGACTTTAGATATTTTGATGTCTAACTCAATGACTATTTGCTAATGACTGAAGTATTACAAGCCTTAGAAAAGTTTAGAGATGAGGTCGTAAAAGAGGCAAGAAGCCAACTTGCGGCTAAAGGAAAAAACTCGTCAGGTGCTTTGTCTAAATCAATTCAAGGTGAAGTAAAACAGATGCCTAATTCAATAGGTATTTATTTTAAAATGTTACCCTATGGTAATTTTCAGGATAAAGGGGTTAACGGAACGCAGATAAATCACGGTGCACCTTATTCATTTAAAAGCAAAGGTGGTGTAAAAGGTTTAAAAGGAATGCCTCCACCAAGTAAGTTAGATAGTTGGATGGTTCGTAAAGGAATAGCACCAAGAAACGCTGGTGGACAATTTACCTCAAGAAAGGGATTGCAGTTTTTGATTGCACGTGGAATATTTAAAAAAGGAATTAAGCCAAGTTTGTTTTTTACCAAGCCATTTGAAGATGCTTTTAGAAGTTTGCCTGATGACTTAGTAGAAAAATACGGATTAGATATGGAACAAGATTTATTAACGATATTACAAGAGAATTTAAGACGAATGATATGAGTATATTTGCACGAAGCCCCTATATTGTAGAAATTAGTGAAACAGGACAAGAGGGTTCTAAGGTTCAATTATTTATTTGGAATGGAACGGGATCTGCTCCAGCTAATCCGCAGTACACTTTAGATAAATTAATTCCAGCCTCAAACAACGTAAAGACGTATTACAATATTTCTCCGTACATTCGAGAGTACATTACTTGGAATACAAGACAAACACCTTACAACACTTTTTCAGCAAGTCAAACAACACAGTGGTGTAACGTTAAGATTAAAAAGTTTAAATTAGATGCTGGTGTTTATACTCAAGTTGGTAGCGATATAAACTTAAAAGCATTTGACGGATTTGGATATTATGAACAAGGTTACAACCCAAGTTTGACTTACGATATTTTACACGATGAGGGTACTTTTACTTACGCCTATGATGCTGCTATAAATTACGGAACTAACTCAAATTACTACGGTGGTTTTATCATGGTTCAAACAGCAACAAGTTACAAAGCTCGTTACAGAAATTTAATTACAGGAGCTACATTTACTCAAAGTTTAAACAACGATCAACTTGTAGATGTACTTAGAGTTTATCCAAGTTATGTAGCTGCTGGAAATAGCTTAGAAATTTTGGACACTTCAAACACTGTTATTTGGAGTGGTATTTTTAAACCTAACTTGAATTGCCGTTATACG